AGGATAGCGCCCTCAAGGCTTTTCCCAACCGGTCCGATGACGCCGATGATGCCGGGGATTTGCTTGCTCAGAACCCCGTAGATCGGCATGGCAAGCTTCTCCATGTCGGGCTGCGTGAGGGCGTTCTCCTGCGTTGCCTCGATGGCAAGGCGCATGACCTCGTCAAAATCTTCGACGACGCCGGTCCGAACTTCGACTTCCATAATGCTAATCCTTTTTTGGACCCGGCAGCCCTTGCAGGGTCTTGATGGTCTTTTCTCTCATTTTCTTGACGAAGACATCAAGAATTTTATGACCATGGTCGATGTCCCCGCTGCCGAGGTGCATCACGTCTTCCGGTGGGATCACGTACTCACCACCGGCGGCCACGATGGGCACGGCGTCCGTAGCGCCACCGGCGGCGTAGCTCTGGCTGTACGGGGTGTACATGTCGTTCAGTTCGGTCTTGCCAGCTGGTGCCTGCGCCTGCGGGCGTGAGCCACCCATGATGCCGCTAAGGGACGGCTTTGCCGCAGCAGGGGCCGGGGCAGCGAGGGACGTGCCATTGCCGCTTCCGCTGAAGGCCACCTTCTTCACAAGTTCGTACCCGACGTTCGGCCAGCGGCAGCGCCACCGTCTGCCTTCTTTGGGGATGGAACACCATATGGCATGCCGCTTGCGCCGTATGGAAGGCTGTCTGCCGATTGGCCGTAGGGACCGGGGGCCGAAAAGATGTTCTTCGCCACCTTGAACCCGGCCATGGAGTTGCCCTCGCCCATGGCGGAGATGATGTCGGCTGGGATCACGTACGACCCGGACGCCACGTGCATGGGCAGATGGTCGGTCCGACCCGCCACGCTGCTGTGGATTGCGCCCTTGTGGGTCTTGGCTTTCGCCTTGCCGCCGCGCGCTAGGCCAACCGCATTGCTGATAACAGTGTCATTCATGGCCCATCACCCTTCTGAGTACGAGACAACAACGGTCATATTGATGCCGGGGACCACCACCAATCCGTTGTTATATGGAATGTTTACGAAGGTCAGTGCCTTGGTGTGATCTATAAGGAATAGGGAGTTTGCAATCACCAGCCCAGACACATCGGTGGATGCGAGGTCATAGATCATGCCATTATGTCCGCCAGAGGTCGCCGTGATGCTGATCGACGCGAGACGGCCCTGACCAGTAGATATGAGAACCGGGGTCACCCCAGTAAGGGCTCTCGATCTGCTGATGCCATTGACCTTGAGGTACGTTTGACCCAGACCGTTGATCGCGGTGACAATGTTCTTTGTGGCTGTGAGGATGTCGGAGATCGAAGACATCAGAACTTCCCATCTTGTTGGACGCGATACCGGATGTTCCCAAGTCGCCAGAAGGAGCCAACGTCATTGCTGGAGACCTCGATGGCGATCAGTCGGGCCCTGATCCGTGGGGTGATGTAGTCCGAAGACTGCGTCACCAGATACGGACCGTGAACCGTGGGCGGCAGGCCGGGGTAATCAGTGGTGTGGAACGTGATCGAGACGTCCGCGCTGGGGACGCCGTTGTAGTAGCCCCACTTCATGTCTGGCCATAGCTGGTCGAGGAACGTCTTTTCATCCCCATCGGCCAGAGCAAAGTAGCCAGTCTTGAAGCTGGAATTCATCGCCACGCCGTCGGCATCCGTAGATGTTTCATGCTGGTAGATGAACAGGTTGTCGCCAGCCCCAATCGGCGGCCCGAAGACGCTCTGGTCGATCCAAGCCGTGCGGGCCAGCGTTCCAAAGTCCCACTGGTTGGTGAGCGTGTTGTACTTCACGTACTTTGTCGGAACGCCGCCAGAGCCAGCCGTGGGATAATACCAAGACACCTCACCAAAGCGGCTGTTCGGCGCGCACCGGACGTTCTGCCAGTAGGCGGTGTCGATGTCTTGGAAGATCACGTCCCAGATCGGGCACTGGATGGGTTCGGGGCCTCCGCCGGACAGACGGAAGAACTGGCTCTGGGACATCCAGTAGACGACCCCAGACATGGTGGCAGCAGCCTTGCGTCCCACCAGACCGCAGCCGGTGCCAATCTCGTTGAAGGAGTAGACGAACGGCTGGCCGATATACTGCATCGACCAGAGTGCAATGTCGGTCCACAGCAAGCTCTGCTGGGGCCCCTGCAGGCCGCCAACGATCATCGAACCCTTCGGGATGCGGTACGAGCCAGCCTGATTGGTAACCGTGCCCACCCAGCTGGAGAAGTTCCCCACGTCGCACCAGCGGACCAGAAGCGGGTCTTGGATGCCGTTGAAGGTCGACCCGTAGGCGATGACCTGCCGCTCCGGCATCGAGATGAACATGCCCTCGTTCACAAGCGGCGCGTTCGGCATGATGTCGCAGTGATCCGACCCGCTGGCGGTGTTCCAGTAGAAGATCGAGCCCATGTGCGGGCAGGCCACGAGGTATTCGCCCCAGTTGTCGAGGGACCAGTCCGTCGTCCCGGCAAAGCCCCAGCTGTTCACCTTCAGCGTCCCGGCAACGGTCTGCGGGCCAAGTGTTGACGGAAGGGAGAATGTGAGGGTGCTGCTGACGCTTCCAGCAACTGCCGACGTCACCACCCAAGAGCCATTGTACCCGGACGGGGTGGTGCCAGCGATGGTGATGACAGACCCCGGCGTGACGTAGACGTTGGCTGGGATAGTGGCGGTCGCGGTGGTCCCCACCATGGTGATCGCAGATGGGACGTACTGGCGGCCACCGGTGAAGGAAACGCCGGTGCCGAAGTCGCCCAGACCATAGCGGCAATCACCGAAGCCGACGGGCGGCGGAACAGCCTGCTGGCCGGTGTAGTAGATGATCTGCGCCTTGCCGCCATTCATGAAGGCGGATGCCGTCGAGGTGGCAGCATATGGCGCGGCAATGACGAACGTGTTGGCTGTCGGTGCCGGGGTGTCCTGAATGATGTAGTTGCCGTAGAGCGTCACGCCGCCAACGGTCGTCGGTATCAGGACAGCAAAGTTGCTGCCCGCCGAAAGTCCGTGGTTAGGAAGGGTGACGAGAACGTTTATGTCCCCAGAGGTGGTATCGAACTCCGGAACAATGCCGCCGCCTGTGACGGTCGCTGTCGCCGGAGTGCTTGCACCAAGGATGTTTGATGCGTTGATGAAGTACGCATCATCGTTGAACTCGGTCGTCTTGTAGTAACCAGACAGGATCAGGCCGCCGACACTGATCGGCGTCACAATGTATATTGCATCGTACGATGTCGTTTCCGATCCAACGTCTCCAACTGTGATCTGGGAGGAGCCGCTCACGGTGTCAAAGTCCGCAACCGGGTTTGCCGTGTAGTACCGTGGCGACCTGTTGATCGCAGCGCTGGCGCTTTCGCTGGTGAAAACACCGTTCTCAGCGCCGATTGCCAAGAAAGAATTGCTGTTTGTGTCAGCCCAAGCATGCAGCGCCCTGACGGTATCCGTCATGGGAAGGGAGAGAAACCTTGTCCATCCACCCAGCTTCTGCGGCAGGGCGGTGCCATTCCGATCTGGCACGAACCGGATCAGGTTGCTTTCCGAGATCGCGGCCTCGTTGAGAGCCGGTGTGCGGTTCTGGTCGACGCCGGGGATCAGCTTCAGTGACGCGTGCGGCATGTCTTACCCTCTGGTCGGCGAAGCAACTGGCGTTGGGGACTGCGACGTCCAGCCCGGTCCTTCGAACTTCTTGCGGGCTTCCTCGACCGCAGCGCCGCTGAGGAGAGCCTTGTACTGCCCCTCGTAGCTCTGTGCCATCTGCGGGTCATCCGACTGGCGGCCAAAGTTCCGCTGGTACGCAGAGATGTAGATCATCGATGCCATGATGAAGAGATCGGGCAGGTACTGGCTGATGAACGTCGGGCTGTTTGCCAGAGACAGGGAGTTCGGACGATACGTCGCCACCACTTCCACGCTGTACGCGGCGTCAGGGACGGGCCCGACGAAGAACAGGTTCTCGTTGAACGGCGCAAAATACTTCGGCTGCCCACGGTTGCCAGAGGCGTTCGACCCGTACACCGCGTCCAGAAACTCCTTGGTGGTCGGGAGCAGCTGCACGCGGGACGCAGTCGGATCGTCCGGGTTGTTGACCCCAACCGGCAGGATCAGGTTCAGCTGCTCGGTCACCACGATGGAACCGCTGTTGTCGGGAAGCGTCATGGGGAAGGTGAGGTTTCGGTTCCCAGCCGCCAGACCGATGGTGGGGCCATGGATCGACGTGGAGGTGAACATCAGGTCGAGATCGCGGTAGATGCGAAGCTCGGCGTAGTCGATCATGGACGGCGCGATCTCCAAGAAGTTCACGTCATCGACAGCGACCACCGCCATCTGGGCGATCTGGTTCAGGTAGGTCGTATAGGTCAGTCCGGCCACGGCATCACCTCGTTTTGCGGCATCCTATCCCAATTGTGGCCAGCTGGCGAGTGCCTGATGCCGCTCAGCGCACGTCCTCAGGGCTGACCTGTCGCGCCCCCACGCCTTCTCCACCTCTGCCTGCGTCATGGCTCCCTCTGGCAGGCTGACGGGCGGTGCGCAGGGGGCTGTGAGGCTGGGCGGCGGCAGTATCGGGATGGGTTCAACGCTTCTTGAGGCGCATGACGCTGTCAGCACCAAGGCAGACAAGATTGGCACCGACATCCGCATTTGCCTCATCCTCCAGCTGGATCATTGCTTGGGCACGCTGGAATTCCGCGTTGAGCCGTTTCTCTTCTGCCTCACTGGCGATCTCTGCAGCACGAAAAGCATCTTTCTGAGCTTTCGCCAGCGACACTGCAGCCCGACCTGTTTCAATCCTGACCCCCAGACCGTACCCAATGGTGCCTGACAGTATCACCCCAATCAGGGCTGCGATCAGAAACCAGTGCCGCATCATGCTTCGTTTTTGGACGACGCCGTGGCGCTCTTCATCTGCGGAAGCGCTCCGGGGCGTCCTTTGTAGGTTGTGGGCCAGCGGTATCCACGAGCGCGGCCCCTGTCGATTGGCGTGACGCTGACGGTGTCGCCCTGATTGCCACCAAGGACGTAGAACCGCTTCTCATCCTGTCCCACCAGAAAGCCGACATGGCCGCCACCGGGGCGCTCAAACGCCACCACAGCGCCGTACGCGGGGTTGCAGGCCTTGCCGAACAGCAGCCAGTTCAGCGCCCAGTAGGGGTTCTCGCCCAGCTTTCCGGGGCGCGGCTCGTCGGGAAGCGCAAGCTTGATGGCGGTGTCCACGAAGTCGCCACACCACGGCAGCTTGGACGGGTCACCCAACGTCTTGCCGTCGCTCTTCAGCCACTTGGCCAAGACGGCGCGGTCTCTGGTTTCGTGAAGGCCCAAGACCTTCTTTGCTTCCACCATCCACGGGAGATCACTCATCGTCGTCTTTCCCCGGAATGAAGGTGTCGATCACCTTATCTGCAATTTTGTCGCTCTTGCTCTCAAGCATTCCAGCGAAGCGAAGGGCAAAGCGTGTCAACCGTCTGGAGAAGAACCCCGCAGCGAACATGGCAATCTGCACTGGGAAGCCCGGAAACATTCGGTGCGAGACTATGCCAGCAAGGTGCGAGGCAAGGAACGCGCCCAGTATCACCAGCCAGAGTTCCCGCTGGTCCTGCTCAGGCTCCGACCGCATGGCAAACGTGGCACCGGCGATGGCAAGGAAGATGCCACCGACCCATTCATATGGAGAAAAAGATATTCCAAGACCGGCTAGTGCCAAGGTCGTCCAATCCTTGGCGTGGTCTGCAAGTACGTCCTTCAACCTCTTCTTCTCCATCGCAAAGCTCCGAGATTGTTCCGGAACATCCCCAAACATCAAGAAATGCGGTAAATGATCCAAGTTGCAATGCCGGTCCTGCGAAGTCTCCAGCGGGAGGAGTTTCCGTTTGACGTCGCCAAGGAGCCGATACTGGTCACACCAGTGTTGACGCCAATGGTTACGTTCCCAGAGCCGGTGTGGATGATTGAAAAGTCGAAGGCCATGTCAACATTTGCAGAATAATACGTGTCCAGTGCCGTCCCAAGCGGGAGCGTCAATGTATTGGAAGCGCCGGTGTATTGAATGATACCCGTGGCGATCTGCGCCGCAGTGAGGGTCGTCGATCCGTTGAGAACGGTCGGAGCGCCCTGAGCCGAAAGAATGACGTTGTCGGTATTGTAGGTCTGTTTGACGGCACCATTGGTGGAGACGGTGATCGCTCCGGTGCTCGTTACGGCTGGCGTGGTGACGGAGGTGAAGGCCCCAGACGACGGGGTGATGCCACCCACAGACGTCGCGTTGAGGCTGCCGCCGCTGATGGCAACGGCATTGGAGTTCTGGATGGCGATGGTCCCGAGGCCGAGGTTCGCGCGGGCACCGGCGTCTGTGTCGGCACCAGTTCCACCAGCTGTGATCGGGATGGGAAGCGTGGTGGGAAGACCTGCGGCAGATGCGGCGATGATCTGCGCCAAGCTGATCTTGACCGACACTCCGGCCTGAACGCCCTCGAAAAGCTCCGGTCCGGCAAGGGCGGCAACGGCGGGCAGGTTCGGGATTTGTACGTTCGCCATCAGATCGGCCCTGTCTCTGGAACTGTTGTGTTACCATAAGGCAAACCGGGGTCGCTGTCACCGGGTGCGTTGGGATCGGTTCCGGGCTGCTCGTTCAAGCTTCCGTCAGCAAAACCAGTCTGCTGGGTGACGCGGTTGCT